AACTATGATGTCTTTTCTCTCCGAGATAAAGTCAGCCAGTTCCTCACTAGTCATAGGAGTTTCCATCCTGGCTGACAGCACGTCACCGAAGATCTTTGCGATAGTCTCGCCGTAAATCTCTATGAAATCCAGATACCTTGACGCATTGTTAAGCCGATTCCAGCTTTCCTCTAGCTCTTTAGCAGCTACATCTGGACTTTCCGGAGTCAGGTTCAGCACGCCAAGGAAATTCTGCACCTGATCATCTGGCACTAGGTCAAATACTAGCTGCCTCTTGATCAGCGTTCTTACTAAGTCATTATCTTCGGTCACTTTGCCTCCGACCAGCGTTCACATGGCTTAATGTCTATGGACAGTGGCACTTTGAGGTATTTCTGAATGCCCTCCCCTATCATGGCTTCTCTCATGACTGCTACTGTCTCGTCAACTTTATTGTTAGGGGCAGCCACCACTAACTCGTCATGTATTGTTAAGATCAATGCTACTCCATCGGGTAGTGTTCTGTCAAGCCTCACCATAGCTAGTTTAATAATATCTGCTGCCCCTCCCTGAATCAGGGAGTTGAATGCCTGACGCTCTGCACCCATCCGGAAACCTTCATCCATAGAATTGATTCCCATGATCCGGCGCTTCCTGCCTAGCAGTGTTGTCAGGTACGGCTGAGGCTTGCGTGATCTTGTTGTCCTGATTACCTCATTCTTGAATGCATGAATCTCAGGGAACATTTCCGCGTGTGTAGCAAGAACTTCCTTGGCTCTTTTGGTTGTTATCTTAGCCATGCTTGCTACCTTGCCAAGACCTGCCCCGTAAACCACGGCAAATCCTAGTGTCTTACCTAGATCCTGGCGCTCTTCTTTCGTTACATCTTCTGGCCGCTTGGATAGAACCATAGCGGCGGTCATAGTATGGGGATCGATCCCCTGCTGGAACGCCTCAAAGAGCTTTCCTTTTCCGATGTAATGCGCAAGAACAACAAGTTCGATTTGCGAGTAGTCCGCGACAACGAGTTGACCGCCAGTCTCGCTAATAAACGCACCGCGTACCAGTTTCCCGAGATCAGTATAAGGCCGAGGGATATTTTGAAGATTAGGTTTCCTACATGAAAAACGACCAGTAACAGTTCCATACTGAACGAAATCAGCGTGAATATGATCAGAATAGATAATAGAATCTTTCTCGTCATTACCGAGCCATCCTTCTACATATGTGTTGAGCAGCTTGCTCAGATCGCCGTGTTCTCTAAGCGCTACCGCTACCTTGTTGTCAGGATAGCTGGCTAGCACGTCATCATCTGTTGAGTAGTCAGTGATGCTAGTTGACTGCTTTTTCTTCCCGCCTTTTGTCAGCTTCCACGGCTTAAGTTTCTGCTCCTGGTAGAGAACTACCTGCTTCTGCTTAGGAGAATTCAGGTTGAATGTGTGCCCTGCTGCCAGGTAAACCTCCTGCTCTGCCTTAAGTGTCTCTTCCTTCAGGCGGATCTGTAGTTCTTTCAGTGCCTCAATGTCTACCTTAGCGCCGTGTAGCTGCATTCTTACGAGTGCTCCCAGCACTCCCATCTCAATGTCATAAATGTTACGCAGATTTTCCGCGTCAAGCATGGGATCAAACTTCTCACTCAGCAGCCATGTGTACTTAGCATCTAGGTACGTATATTTTGCGGCCTTACTGAATGGTACTGTCTCAATCTTCTTGCCACTGTTATCAGTGTCGTAATCATCCTTGTAGTACTTGATCACCAGGTCTTTCAGACCTAGGCGGCCAATCATATTCTCATTAAGAAGCCACTGCTTTATGATCGTGTCTCCGTATGGTGGTGGGATGATTTCACCGTAGTATTTCTTCGTAGCCGTCAGATCATATAGGAAACCATGCCCTTCCTTTATCAGCCCTGGTTCCCAGAACAACGGCTTCAGTATCTCAAATACATTTCCCGTACTGATCTGCTTTGGCGGTTCATCATATACAGGCACCATCAAAGGTGTCTTGTACGCCTGGCCTTTTCTTGTGCCGCTCTTGTAGTAGCGTGGCTCAGGCTTATAGTCAATGACCTTATCACCTATAGGATGGGCAAAGGGCACCGTGACAGCAGAACCACTTGTTGCCAACGATATCCACGATAGCTGAGACAGATGAGGAACGCCCCTGTTGTCCCCCATCGCCTCAACATCGAATACTATTTTCTTTTGCTTCCTGAAATAACTAACTGCTTCCTGAAGATCAGCCTCATTTAGTATGACTGATGACTTCATTAATCCTCTAGACCGTCCACGTATTCCTGTAGTTCATGACGTGGCTGTGCTTGCGCGATATCCTCAGTGTATGCACCCTTAGCAAGTTCTGCAAGCTGCTCATCAGTGAGAGGCTGTAGGCCCCAGTCACCCTCTAGCTCGTCAGCCTTTACCGGGTCAACTGAGTAGGTTGCGAAACCATTGCTGCCTGTTGACTTTGATACAGCGAAATAAAGATCTTCCCTGTTCAGCGGAGCAGTTCTCTTGCTGTCTGCTCTTGCCTTGACTGCCTTGCTTGGGTCTGCTGATAGCTGCCACAATAGTAGCTGTGGTGTCTCAGTCATCTCGATAACATTAAAGCACTCAACTGGCTTGGGAACATCACCGATATTACATAGCGGACAGTTATCAATCACACATGTATATGGCTTGCGCTTGTTCGCTGTTGCGCCAGGAACCCAGTGCTGATAGTATGATGCGAAGGGTCGGTCTTCCAGAAATTTAATCAGGACTTCCTTGCCTTCATCAACAGTGAGTCTGTTGGGTCTGTCTGGCCTCTTTACCTTTGGCTGACGGCGTTCTGATGCCCAGCCTGAACCAATTGATGTGCTTGCACTATCTTTTGTCACTCTCTGCCTGCCTTCTGTCTTCTCTTCTGTGCTAGTGCTTCTTGCTCTGCCAATTTCTCTCGGCATTTACTTGTCTCCCTCACCCCAGCTAAGAATATAGCTGTCCTTCACGTTTGTTAACTCTCTTGCTTCTGCGATATCTGCTGCAAGTGCTTCAGCTAACGCCTTATCTGCTGCCACAACTGCTGCTTCATAGTCGCCTTGAGTTGTCCAATCATCCGTAATCTCAACCGTAGCACCGATCTTAAGTGACTCGTAGTTGCCCATGTTAACCGTATGCTCACGAATTTTTGTAAGCTTCATTCAATTCCCTAAATTTCGACAGGACTTTAGCCCTGAATTCTGTACTTTCTAATGATTTCCACGCTCCATTGGAGTTGGGCTCTAGTACTCCCTCTTCCCTGGCTATCTGCTTGATGCCAAGAATCTGCTCTCTTGTATAGAGCCTTCTCTTCCCTCTCTTGTCCGGTGAAGGCGCGATAAATGTAGGCTTAGGTATAATGCCTTCCGTTTCCCACTTGCGGATAGTAACAGGCTTACGGTTGAGTACCTGAGCTAGCGCACCAACAGTGTAGAATTCTACTTCCTTTCCCTTAAGGAAAGCTGTCCTTGGCTTGGCGTCAATAGCATCTTCTGCTTGTGGTAACTCTACGTAATCTTGTTGCTCCCCGTATGTCTTAGCCCTCATCTTAGAGCCGGGGTAATAATCTGTCATGAGACTGGCCCGCTAACTATGTATCCCAATGCCCACAAGATAAGCAAGAAAACAGCAGTGCCAGCAAAACCTATGCCTAAAGCTATCCATAGCCCTCTTGTGTCGTAATATCCCGGTATCATTTGATTTTTACCAACGCCCAGTTCTCGTCTACTTCAATGATAGAGTCCATCTCTTCATCGGTTATCAGGCCCTCCTGATTAGCAGCATAAAGCTCGTCAAGATCTATCTCTTCAGTGTATATTCTCCTGATACATCGCGGAGCTAACCCAGCATCTTCTATCAGTGCTCTTGCTGACTCTTCGTCAATGTATTCTGATACTCTGCGCTGTAGTTTCAGCCCAGAGCAGAAAGAATCGCCTGACGGTACGGGATCAAATTCCCATACGATGTTGCCATCTTCGTCAGGCTCTCCAAGTTCTCTTATGTTTGCCTTAATCCAGTCTCTAGCTGCTGTCTTCTCTGCGGTGTACGCATCTACCTGTTCTGATGCCCGCAGATATTTCATAGCATGTCTGACTGCAAATTCCTCAGCAGGCAATGTTGCTTATCCAGACTGTGCCAGGATAGGGGTATGTCCACGGATATGCTGGATAGTAAGGGTAGCGCGGGTAATCTCCTGGCCCTCTCCCGCACCTATCGCATCTGCCACAGCTAGGGCAGATCTTATTTACTACATCTCCTGTCGTCGTCCAGTTGTCAGGAATCGTAGTTGTATTCGTGTTATATGTATAGTCGTTGTCGATCATGTCACTCCTAACCTTAGTTACTATTCTACACCATCGCAGCGTCGTTGTCAAGTCCCGTCACCAGGTTCTTACGACGGTCGTAAGGTGGTCCCTCAGTGTCTCGGAATCTAACTCAATTCGTCCGTATTCGTCCTGTCCGTGCCCGTCCAGGGTAGCTGATGCCAGTCTGCGCTTGATGTCTATCTTGCTCAGCTTGCGCGGTTCAACCGTTTCAGGAACCAGAATGTTACGTACATATACTTTGGCAAATTCGCTTGAGACCCGTACATGTCGTCCGTTAATCTGGTCAGCTTTTCCGCTACTCCAAGGCAGATCGTAGTTGATGAGGTAGTCAGCCATTGACATGTCGATTCCATAAGCGCCAGCGTGAGAACTGAGAAAAATACGACATGAACTATCAGTGCTAAACCTAGCCACTGAAGCACTCTTAGCTGCCTGCGACATACCACCATGAAACTGCGTGCATATTTCTTCACCGAATTCATCCTCCATTATATCTAGCATCCCCTTGTAGAAAGAGAAGATCAGTATCTTGCTGTCCGGATACTCTAGTATCTCCTGGACTTTCTCACTAAGGAGATTTAATTTCATGCTATGCCAGATCTCATCTAGCAAGCCTGCCTGCCACAAACTGTTAGCATATTTGGCACCATTCTGGGCAGACATTATTATCAGGTCAGGATGATCTAGCAGCATCTCAAGGCACATGTACATAGCCATCAGCTTGCCTGATGGTGTTGACTCATCCTTCCCGCCAGAATAGTACTCATGTACGTTGAAACCAGAGTGAGGATCTAGCTTATCCATTTCCTCCAGCATATCTATGGCGATTTTCTTGTACAGTTTCCTGACACCTGGACTCAGTTTGTCTGTATACCATTCACCTGTGTCTACATCGGGCAGGTAAGGCTTGACCTCAGGATCTTCCCTAGATCTACGAGACAAGGCAACAGACAGACGTTTTCGCAGGACGGGGAGATTCTTATAGCCGACAACCCATCCGTAATTGTTTCGTCTAATATAGGCTTTGTCGAAAAGATCATAACGTCCGAGCACGGACTCATCGACCCATTGCATGATAGAAAATAACTCATCTGGCCTGTTCTCTACTGGTGTTCCGGTTAAGGCCATACGATACGGAACCTTGAGCATTTTCTTTATCTGCTTAGTTCTCTTGGCCTTGAAAGTTTTAATGGCGGTTGCCTCATCTAAGATAACCATGTCAGGCTTTATCAGCCTGACATGGTTAGCATCATTGATTACGTTGTCGTAACCCATGATTATGTAATGGGGACGCCAGCCTTTCGGTGTGACGACACCGTACAAGGCGTTTCTTGTGGCAATATTTCCGTCAACCACATAACATCCCTGCTCAGGGATGACTATAACCTCATCCTTCATACGTTTCTCAACAGTAGGAAGGTCGGTAAACTGTGCGATTCTCTCAGCCCACTGGTACTTGAGTGAAGCTGGGCATACTATCAAACAGCATTTTATATCACCACGCTCAAGTAGATCTTCTGCTGCGGCGATACCTATGACTGTCTTACCCAGCCCCATCTCATAAGCTACCAGCAGATTTTTCCTGTTAAGGAATGTCTCTACTGGCTCTTCCTGGTACGGCTTAAGTGTTCCTGTAAAAATTTATTTAATCTTTCTCAATATCATGAAACCAAAGAAAGCAATAAGCCCACCTATGAGTGCTAACTCTGATCTTACATAGTCAAGTTGACTAGCTAGTGCTGCCATAAACTTTCCTTTATGGCTGGCAGCATGGCTGTACATAATTACAGTTAGGACAGATATCCTTGTTACCATGCCGTGCTAAATCTGCTGCGTTACACATCGGGCAGGGATCACCTACCGGACAGTAAGCAGAGACATTAATCTTTCCATCTGATTGTGTATGCTGGGACTGCATTATCTATTCCCCACCTAATTTCCTCATCATTCATGTCACCTATATCCTTTGCTACTGAGTCTCCGTAGTCGAAAACATAGACTGGAAGCTGCTTAAAAACTCCTGCAATTCTAGCTGTCTCTCGTATTCCTGCCAGATCATTGTCAAGCGCGCAGACAAGACGGCTTGCGAATTCGTGTATAAGGGAGAACTGAGTACCGCTGATATGTACTCCGTATGAAGAAAGTCCACTTCCTCTTCGGATAACATTGAGGCGCACTGCATCAACTGGAGATTCGACAAGGATAGCGGTGCTGTCATGTTCAAAAGCTGCCATGCCAAATAGCGTTTCGGATTTCCTGACACCATGCGGATAATTTCTGAAACGTCGCTCACTTTTCTCCTGCCACCCCCAAAGATCGTTCGTATATGGATCTCTTATCGGGAAGATCCATGCATTTTTCTCCGTATTCCACCTGACACCTAGTAACTTGGCTGCCTCAAGTGTGATTTTCCTGCTGTCTAATGCTTCCTGTGGCGGGTCGGTGAAGAAAACCAGGTCAGCCTCACTGATTGCCGGTGGTGCATACGTAGTAACTTCTACATCTTCACGCCACCTGTTGACCCTCGCCCATCCCACTCGCTCGTTAACCCAGAGCACAGCCTGAGGATAGCTCAAGTGTAGCACAGTAGCTACTAGGCTTGCAAGGTTTCCGCCATATCCACATGAGAAACAGTGATGTACTCCGGTCTTCAGGTTGACAGACCATGAAGGATGACGGTCAGGAAAGTGATTAGGACACCTTGCGAACGCCTCATCCTCCATGATCTTGTACTCAATCCCTAGTTCTTTTAGTAGCCCTTCTATCTCCACGGCTCTGTACGCCTTTCTAACAAGATCAACTCACAGGTACGTCCAATCACCCTCGGATGGTGCTGAACTAGCCTCAGCGTGGCTCTCAGGCCCGTCTAGGGCCTGTTCAGCCTTCTTAGGGTTAGTGTGAACCAGGAAAGGCTTGCCGTGAGGGAACGCCCAGGACACGAAAGTAAAATCTCCTGAGTTGATTCCCTTAGTCTGCTCCATTAGCTTAGTTACTTCATCACATTTACTGCACATTTCTATCTCCTGTATCCCCATGATCTAGCCGCTGCTATATCTGACGGGCTTAGATTACAGTCACAATTATCACAATTACATCCGCAAGCATAGCTGATGCACTTGCACTCCATATCATCTCTTGGCTGACAGCACATTACTTTCTCCCGCAAACACATGCGTTGCAATAGCAATTGCACTGGTTAGGATTGCAGTAACAATCATCAGTTCCCTGACAGCACATCAGATACCACTCCCTGAAAGATCGATTCTTTCTGCCTGGATAACTGACATGCTCATGTCATCCCAGTTTATGTCAACTTCTACTGGCTCAAAATACTCAAACCTTGACAGCACACTGGACATCCTGTGCCTGTCATTTATCTTATCCAGTCCGATGACCAGATCGGATGCCTTGAGTAATCCTGTACCTCCCATGATTGTCCGTGCTTCAATGCCGAATTTCGCATGGTACTGTTTCTCCTGAACCTGAGTAGCCACGAAAATAGCTAGCTGTTCCTCAAGAGCCAGAGCCTTTAGCCCCGCAGCAACAGCCTCATTAGCTTCCCAGTTTTCCGTCATCCTCTTCGTGTTCTTGTCATACATGAAGTTGAATCCGTCAATATAGATCACATGAGGACGGTAAAGACTCACTTCAGAAATAACATCATCAACTGTAATCAGTGACTTCTTCTTTGAGATGCGGAAAGCTACTGAATCCTCACCTATTGTCATCTGCTCCTGGAAATCTCTTACCTTCTGCTTGTCTGAATCCTTCAGCCTTCCCATGCGGAACCTTGTAGGTGAAACATGAGCACCAAGGGAATACAGTCTCTGTCTCAGCAGGTCTACGTCCATTTCCACTGAGAAGAACAGGACATCGTAGCCTTCTTTCCATGCGGAAAGGGCTGAGTTGAGCAGCATGGTTGTCTTGCCTGATTTCTGACGGCCAAGCAGGGTAATTAGCTGGCCTG